CATCAACTTGTTGACCATTGGTGGCAATGGTAGTTAAACCTAAGTCATACATCAACGTGCTATCACCAGAAGGAATGGCACCATTTCTAACATACTGGATGTTGAAAGGGTTTTCCTTAGGATCGCATTCAATTGGGTGACAAAAGTTTTCAGAAGGTCTGGCCTCAGAAGACCAATACTCATTCATCATTTCGAGTTTATTGCTAGGTGTGACATCGTTAGAACGATACGTGGTCTGCATCATAACAGATCCAAGTGCAGGATTGGCAGATGATACTGACTGGCCACTGGTTGGAACAAAGTGGAAGACCATGCCCCTTACTTTGTACTCTTGGAAACAATTTGCAATCCGATAACCCCATGGGAACGTTGTCCACATACCTGGGTTGATCGGGTATTGTCCTTGTACAGTAAAGTTAATGGATCCGCGAATTTCAGTAAGAAATTCCTTATGTCTCAACACAACGACTTGGCTAGTATTATGCATCGCAGGGATGGACGGCTTCAACTGCTCCATAATAATACTATTAGAGGAAACAGTGTAGTCACCCATACCCAACCAACGACTAACAGCGGCTCCCAACCCACTGCCAATCGAGGATCCAGCATCACCAAGACCGAGCAAATTGCCGGCCATTCTGCCACCTAGTCCTCCAAGCGACCTGAGCGCTTGTCCGACTGCAGTGACTTCCTTCTCTGCTTTCTTCAATTTCTTATTCATCTTCGCTTTCCCGGTTTTAACATTAACCGTAAGTGTTTTCTTCTTTGTCTTTGGCATCTTAAATCTTTCAATTATATTGCGGCACTATAAGAGTCTCGTGATTGGTTCAATCGGAATCTTCATATCCCAGGCTTCATATCCAGGCACACACAACACCTCCTGGTTTAATCGATAGCGGTCGTAGTATTCTTCAAGTGCAATCTGCTCCTCCGGCAGCAACCCAAATGCACGATAGAAACTAAGTCGGGATTCGGGAACGATTTCGCGAAACTCCACTTTCATATCGGAGTGGTAGAAGCGGTTGCTATCACCTCTCACTTCCTCAATTAAAGCTTTAGAGCAGCGTTTACCATTGCGAATCAATGCTTTACAGAACGATTGAATCACCGGAATCCCGGCAGCCAGTGAACCTTCGCAGATTCCCACGGCGCTCATCCATTTCTTCAAATCATTCTTGCCATTCAATGGCCGCAAGCACATTGACGCTTTGGTAATGAGTGTAGATACATTACGTACCATCACCCAACGTTCTCCATTCCAAACCGGTCTACATTGACAGAACTCCAACTCTTCGAAAATGTAAATAGGTTCCTCCACTACCAATCTAAATCCTAAGTCTTCAGTATGACTGACCAAAAATGAGCAATAACGGCCACCATCACGTGTTTCCATTATTGATACTGAATCGTCACCATTGTTACCTAGCTTGAACTTGACGCCGCACCGCAAACGCCACATCAACTTGATGCACACAACGATCAAAACGTTGCCAAGTGAAGTGTTCATATCGCCAGAGCTCCGTGTCCCTTTAATTGAGAAATGCAACTCGCCGTCCCGAAAATAAGCAGAACCTTCGTTCCTTAACTGCCGCGTAAGCAAATAAGCTAAGAACTCTTCGTCTGTGCAATCAGGAGCGTAAGAG